CAACAGCGGGGAAATCCGTCCCGCAAGCGGGGCATACGCGCACCGCCAACGCGCAGATCTCGTTGCAGTTGTCGCATATTTTGATCGGTGCAACACCGTCGCCCGTTCCTCCCTTTTTGGGAGATTGGACATTGGTGATTGGACCATGCGTTGCAACCACCTTTGCAAAATCCAACACCAAACAATGATCGGTGTGGCTCTTGGGGCGCATCCCTCGACCGGCCATCTGGATGTACAGCCCAGGCGACATCGTTGGGCGCAACATGGCTATCAGGTCAATGTCTGGGTAATCAAAGCCCGTGGTCAGCACGTTGGCGTTGGTCAACGCCTTGATCTTGCCGGTCTTAAACTCCTCAATGATCTTCTCGCGCTCTTTCTTGGGCGTGTCGCCGGTCACGCATTTAGCAAGTACACCCCAATAGTTGAGGATCTCGCAGACGTTTTCAGCGTGAGATACGCCGGTACAAAAAAACAACCAGTGCTGCCGGTCTTCTGCCAGCGCAATCACCTCTGACACGACGCGCACGTTCTGGTCTTTAGTGTTGACAGCCTTCTGCAACTCGCCTTCTACAAACTCGCCACCGCGCTTGGCAACATTTGTTGTGTCCAGAGCAGTAACCGTAATCTTAGAACGCAGCGGGGCCAGATGCTTCTTGAATATCAATTCTTCAATCGTGACCGGCTCAATCAAAGCGTTGAAGATCGCCGGCTCATCCGTGATCATGCCGTGGCCTAGCCGGTACGGCGTAGCGGTCAGGCCAATGACCCGCAGGTTAGGGTTGATGCGTTGAAGCTGGCGCAACAGGTCACGATAACCGCCCGTGTCCTTGTGGTTCACCAAGTGGCACTCGTCAATAATCACCAGATCAACATGGTCAATCTGCGCTGCCTTGTCCCGCACCGACTGTATTCCTGCAAACGTAATAGGCTGGTGTAACTCACGACGCCCTATACCGGCGCTATAAATACCAAGCGGGGCGTCCGGCCAATGTGCGTACATCTTCTCAGCGTTTTGCTCAATGAGTTCCTTTACGTGGGTCAGCATCAACACCCGCGTCTCAGGCCATTTGGTGAGCGCGTCTTCGCATATGGCTGCAACTATATGGCTCTTACCTGAGCCTGTGGGCAATACCAGACAAGGATTACCCAAATAGCCAGCAAGAAACCAGTTGTACAGGTCATCTATGGCCCGCTGCTGGTAGTCACGCAGGATCATCCAACTACCCGCGCATCAAACATCTTGCGAAACTCAATCATGCCTTCGTCAGACTCGGCACAAGCTTCGGCGTTAGCGACCAACTCCTTGGACCCGTACACACCATCCCCTGGCTCGCCGTTGACCACTTCCTTGCCTTTGATGACGTAAATCGTCTGCCACTGGTCACCGGCTTCTTTGCGCTGCCACGGGACCATATCGGGGTGCAGGACATGGCTACCGCAACCCTCACGCTGCCATTCAACGGGTATCTCGCTACCTGCGTGGCGTTCGCAGATCCACTTGGAATTCTCGGTAGCCGTGCTATGGGCGCAAGTGCGGCAGTTGACTTCTTTGGTCAGGCGGTCGCCGTGGCAGAACTCATGAGCAGGACACCACTTGCATTGATACCAACTTGGATCAGCACTTAACGGCTCTGGCATCCGGTCTGACAATGCAATGCGCTTACCACGCGCTATTGCGTTTTCGGCGACGCCTTTGTCGTACTCCACCCGCTCTGTGTAGATGCGGTCGTCATCTTTGCAGACAGCCACATATAGCGCCCGATCAATACCAGTGCCGTGCATATAAGACTGCATTTGCACAAAGTGATCAAACTTGGCACGCTCCACGCCCTTGTCTTCGACTTGTTCAAACGATTTTTTGTTGTGGGTTTTGTACTCACAAACGTGTTTCTTCTGTGGCGCTCCCGGCACTCCAGATAGTGCGATGTCATCTATGCTCCCGCTGATGTGACAACCAAAGTCCACCCGTTCTTGCGCTACCCCTGGCTTGAACTGGATGCCGATGGCTTGTAAATCGTCTTTGATCGTGGCTTCTTCGTTCTGGCCGCGTCTAAACATACGCAACACACGACCTTCAAACTTAGATGCCACGGCCCAGCGGAACGACAGCCATAGCCAACGGTCACAGGGGTGACCCAACTGGCTTACACCAAGATGTGCCCTTGGCTTCTCTGGCTTGTCTGCGTGGTGTTGGTCAATTAGCTCGGGAATGCTATACTGAGCGTCAGGGATTTTCATTTCGTGCTCTCTCCTTGGTATCTTTGCCCCGGCACTCCACCGGGGCATTTTTTTGCCTGTTACTTCTTAGCCCACGGTGGCGCGGCTTTTACACCGGCAGCGGGAACTGATGGTGCAGCCTTTGGTGCAGGTGCAGCACCGCCAGACAACGACTTAAACCCGCGCACCTCGTTGCTGTTGCCGTATTGCTCTGAGATACGAATGTCGAGCTTGATCGACAAGTTGCCGCCGATCATCTGGTCCGTATCCTTGAGCGAAGTCAGGCCAATCGCCCGCATGATCTCGCCCAACTGCTGGCGTCCGATCTCCTCGGCCTTTGGGTTGGCGTTGCGTACATTCAGGTTGCCAAACACCACGCGGCCCTGATGAGTTGGTCCTTGGATGTCGTAGCGGATCTTGATGTACTTCCCATTACCCATCTTCGTAGGCATCACTTCTGCGTTAGAAATTGTTGCGGTGTACCAGCCAGCGGGCAGGGGTTCAAAGTTGCGCTCCGACTGGGGCAGCGAGGCAACGTCATAGGTTTCGTCTAAAAGCATTTTTTCACTTCCTCGTGATGGTAAAACTAGGGCGTCCCGGTTTGGCAGTTATTGCTGCCGCAAACGGTTTGGTAATTGACTCGTCTGTGGCTTTCCAGACGGTCATATTGATCTCGGGTTTCCAGCGGAACACCGTAGACAAATGCTCTTCACTCCCCGTCTCATGGGCGATGACTAGCAACTTGTCAGAGTTGACCGTGCGGTTAACCCGACCTTCAATCTTAATTGCAAAAGGTGACCCGACTTGCACTACGTTCTCGGTCCCCTCAAACGTCTCTGGGAAATTGACCTTCTTAGCAATCTCGTCCTCAATCTCGCGCCGTTTCTCAACGGCCACCTTCTCGGCTTCCTTATAGCCAATCCAACGCTCGGCTAGTTCGTTAAGCGTAATGTCGTCAAACACTCTCATGCCACACCTCCAATTTTCTTGATGATCTCGCCAAGATCGGCGTCTTCCCAAACTTCCAACTTGCCGCTGCGGTCCTTGGCAAGCCACAACCCATCGCCATCGGTCATTAGTGCGCGGCGAGTAAAACCCTCGGCGTCTTTCTCAACCCGCAAAGCCAGAACCTCATCAAAGAAGTAGGGCAATGATTGCCCTGTCTTGTTCCCCGGCATACTCGGGGCATACAACACGCGGCCCATCTCATCCTGCGTCTTCTCCAACTTGGCACTTATGTAAACGTGCTTACCAGGAAGATCGCGGAACGCCCGGATTACATCTGCCATTTGCTCCTGCATCGCACCATACGCGGCCCTCGGATCTTTATTAATCTTCTTCTCAGCGTTCAGCACGACTTCGGCAATCTCGCTGATACTGTCTAGCGCCACCGACTGGAACTCACCCGCCTCGGCGCTGCTCGTAAGCCACTTGTAGGCCTCCTGAAGCTCTGCCATGCTCGTGATCTCAATGAACGGCAAATTAGTATCTGCAATCGATAGCAAACCGCCCTCTGCGCTTAGAATCACGGGTTTTGGCAGGGTTGGGATAAGACTGGTCTTACCCGCTCCTGCCTGACCGTAAACCAGAAGCTTTACCGCTTGCGCGGTGGCTTCTTTCGTGCGTTTAAGTAAAACAGCCATTACAGACCCCCACTCAAAGCCAAGACCAAGACGATGGCAGCAGATGCGCCAACTGCGATGGACGCCAGCACAATGACCCAAGGCGGGTCTTCTTTAGGTTCAAACTTCATGGTTACTCCTTGGTTGTGGGGGCCGAGGCCCCCGGTTGGTTTGCCTTATGCGTCATCTAACATAAGGCGGCAGCGTTCAGCAGCGTCCCACTCCGCAGCGGATTTCCATTCCGCGTTGCGATACGCACGATCACGAATCGACAACAGAACCGCTTTTGCTGCGTCAATTTCAGCGTAGCCAATTTCAACGCCGCTGTTCCAAGCAGCACGATGCGCCGCCACGGCTGCGCGATACTTGGCTTCTGCTTGCTCTTCAAGTTTGTAATGTGCTTCGTTCATTTCGTGTACCTCTGTGTTACTGCACCGTCCGGCCATCGGTTCGTGCAGTTGTTGCTAGATTAACGGTTTCCACGTAGAGTGTCAACACAAAGTTTCAACCAAGGTGGAAAAAAAGTGACAACGAACGAGGCGATACAATTTTTTGGGAGCTTGAAGAAGCT